CGCTTCGTGTTTGATCTGTTCCTGCAGTTCGCCAAACAGACCGATGTTTTTCTTTTTCTTCATGCCGCAACCTCCTTAACTGATAGGCAGGTAAACACAGTTACCTTTATACAGATAGATTTCAAGTTTAGAGGTATAAAACTTGTTAATGGTTACAGTAGCATTGTTTTCGACCATAGTTTTGGCACCATCAACAGACACATAACCGTTAGTCGTACCCTGATTATCTTTTGCAGTAAAGACAAAGCCTTTGCCTGTAATATTCTTGGTATCCCAAAAACCAGATGTATCATTGTAGGTTGTCTTTTTGCTGGATGCACTAAGCACATTGATTGCTGTACTGGATGCCTCGATTGCACTTCTTGCCACACCAGAAGCAGCAACAGCAGTCATAGCGGTGCTGCTCGCAGCAACAGCAGTCATAGCGGTGCTGCTCGCAGCAACAGCAGTCATAGCGGTGCTGCTCGCAGCAACAGCAGTCATAGCGGTCGATTCTGCTGCTACTCCAGCCATGCTGGAGTAAGCAGCAGAATCGAGGCCGGCAAAGCCAACCGCCATTTTGGCGATGCACATTGTGTCCTCTTTGATGTATTCGTCGTAGTATTCGGAACCGCTGATGTATGTTCTACCCGTAGCACTGTTTGCCAGAGCAGACATTGCTGTCTCGCTGGCAGCCAGAGCAGACATTGCTGTCTCGCTGGCAGCCAGAGCAGACATTGCTGTCTCGCTGGCAGCCAGAGCAGACATTGCTGTCGAATTTTCTGCCATTTCAGCACAGCTGGAAATGGCAGAAAATTCGTCACTGTTAGCTAAAGCTACAGCGGCCTTCGCCAGTGCCATGCTGTTCTCCTTCACGTATTCATCGTAGAGGGGACTTGCCATCAATGCAGAAAGTCCGATTTCATAGGAGCAGATGCCGTTCATCGCTGTTTCACTTGCCGTTACTGCTGCCATGGCGGTCTCACTGTTGGAAACTGCTGCCATGGCGGTCTCACTGTTGGAAACTGCTGCCATGGCGGCGCTGCTCTGCGCCAGTTGCTCCGCTGTCTCGATGCCGTCAAAGACGCCATCGGCCACCGCATCTGCCAGCTCGCAGAGCAGCGCTGTCCAGTTAGAAAAACTGGACGTCCCCCCGGGTGCGGCCACTGTAAACAGATATTCCAGCGTATCCCCGTTCACCCTTCTGTCATTGATACTGTAGGGGTGCAGCATCATTTTTTCCCAGAGTTCAGGCGTATTGAATACGAAGCTGTTTTCCCCGTGCAGTTTGTAGTCGTTCACCCACTGTGCAGGGATGATCTCATTTTCCAATGTGCCCTGCTGGGCAATTACGATCACTCTACCCATTATTCAGACACCTCCTCTGTTTCTTCTACATATTCTTTCAGACAAAGTGCGCCGTTTTCAAATGCCCAGTACCACTTCGTCCCTTCTTCATCGATGATGTATTTCGCATCATCCGCAGCCGTTTTCGCATAAGCAAAAATATCCCGCTTCAAGTTCTGGGGATCGTAGATGGCCTGTGTCATATCCGCAGCACCGATCTTCTTTACATGTTCCAGAACATACGCCACTGTTGCAGGGTGATACTGCCCCGTGGGCGTCCATGCCTTTGTGTTGTCCTTTGTCAGAACATTCCCGCCGTTCCAGTTGTCAATGTCGGCCTGTTTCAGCCCGTCCAGCAGTTTTTTGTTGCTGTGTTCGTGTTCCTTCTTGTAGGCACTTTCCAGCTGCCGTTTCAGTTCATCCGTCAGGTTGTTGTCACTCAGCACCCTGTAAACGGGGTTTTCTTCTGTACTGTCTGTACGCAGTTCTTTGTCATGCTTTGCATTGTCCATGTTGGTAAGCGCAGTCTGTACCGCTGTGGAAATGGGCTTGTCTGCGTCCGTTGTCCAGTCGATCAGCCCAAACTGCGCCGCCACAAACTCAACAAAAACATTAAACGCCGGAATGATGATGGTCTTTGCAATCTCGTCAAAGACCGCCTTTGCTTCGTCCTCCGGCTTTTCCATGGGGTTCGGCTGTGCAGATACCCCTTTCCCGACTAAAGCACTGTCGGGAATGACGTGTTCAGCCGCCAGTTCGGCAGCTGTTTTTGTTGTTTCTTCTGCCAAGTCTCATTCCCCCTTTAGCCTTTATAATTTCCGTTCTCGGTGTATTCCAGCGCCAGGGAGTAGATGCCAAAAGGTTCATTGATCCTTTCGTTCCGCAGGCTGAATGCCACCTTATCAACTTTTTTGATCTTGATTTTTCCGCCCATCGTTCTGGGTGTGTCGTCTGTCGAAAAATTGATGCGCTCCCAGTTGATGTGGGTGAAATCAAAATACATGGCACTTGCGCCACTATCAAAGATTTCACTCCATACCCCTTTCACCTGGGCAAATACATTCGCCCCGGTCGCAATGGCAGGAGCCAGAACGAAATCGATCCGGCGGAAATTTTTATTTTTATAGAACAGCTTGCCGCCCAGTTCCGGGGTATCCCATCTGGCACTGATCGCCACGCCGTTGTCGTTGTAGCTTTTCTGGTCCGTCACATCATCAAAAAAACGGAAGGTGTTCCCTTCCGCATCCCCGAAGCACAGCCGCCCTTCTTCGTCCTCCCAGAATACCCTTGCCGGGACGTTTTCCCAGTAATAGCATTCATACTGGAAGTTGCTGTAAGGGCTGTTCTTGTCATAGCTTTTCTGCAGTCCGTCCAGCAGGTAGACCCTGCCGCTTCCTGTGCTGATCAGATAAAAGTCACGCCATACATAGGCAAACGCATCTGCCAGACCTTTTTCTTCCGTCAGTGCCTTGTCGATGTAGTAGCTTCTCGACTGGCTGTATTTTTCGCCTGTCAGGTCTGCAGCAGTAATGGCCATGATCCCGATGTCAGTCAGGAACAGTGGTTCACTGCCCAGATACCCAAAGGCATGACTGCCCAGAGCGCCCCTGCCGGAAAGTGTACCGATAATGGGGAATACTGCCTCGTCGTTTTCGATCTCCCCTTTGCGGAGGATAACATTTCGGCCTTCCTCTGCGTCGCTTTTCAGCACCGCCAGCCTGTCGTTGATGATGATATATCCCACGATCTCACTGCCGTCCTGACCCAGGGTGCTGTACCACAGGTCGCCCCAGAAAAAGCCGTCGCTGATCTTGCAGTACCAGTCCTGGTTCGGAAAGTCCGGGTTTCCGCTGATGAAAATTCTGTCCATAGCACCATTCACCCCGAACAGGCTCATGATGCGGCATTTGTTGATCTTGTCAGCATATCCTTCCCTGGTCTTTGCTGCTGTGATCTCCACATTGTCAAAACCAGTCACAGGGCTTGTACCGGCGCAGCTGTAAAGGTCACAGTTCCTTTTTCCCGGTCAACGGTGAAATCTGTGCCTTCTTTCTTGTCCTCCCATTCTCCTTCGCTGGTCATAATGCGTACTTCCACCGCATCTTCGTCCAGTTCTTCCGTCGTCAGCTGGTAAACCGTCGCACTCCCGTCGGAAAGGAAACTTTCCTTCCACTTCCTGCCCAGCAGGTTCAGGGGTTCCAGCGTCGTGCCGCCGCCTGTAGGGTTTCGGGAAATGATAACCGTGGGAATGTAGGCTTCGTCCTCCAAAGCCCTGACCTCCCATACCTTCGGCTTTTCTTCTTCCTCGGTTTCCTCTGCAGCAGCTGCTTCCTTCGCTTCAAATTCTCCATAGCAAAGGGCTTTCTTTCCGTCGAAAATGAACAGTTTTCCGTAGAACTGACGGCCGACACTTCTTTCGTCCGCCATTCCTTCGTAAATCACTGTTCCATCCAGATACAGTTTGTCTCCGGCATGGATCAGAACTTTCTTTTCTCCGGCCTCGATGTCTTTCAGGATATGTACCCCGTTGATACGTCCGCCGTATGTGGCAGTTTTTTCGTATCCCTGCCGTTTTCTTACCTTCCCCGGAACGTCCCGCATCATGTTCGGGGCGTTGGGACTGCGGTATTTCTCAACATTGATGGGGGAACTGTTCAGGTCAACCCCCTTGAATGTTTCGATTTTAACCACACTGCGGGAAGGAGAAGAAGGCACACTAAATCTTGCCATTTCTCATGCCTCCTTCCTCAATACCAGCCCATGCTGCTTGTCCAGCCGCCGCCGCTTCCATTTTTGCCGTCTGCTTTCTGTCCGCTTTCCTGCAGCATACTCAGCCATTCGAAAAACTCATTCATCCAGATTTGGGCAACGCTGATGTCATCGTGTTTATACAGCTGTCCGGCCATATATGTTGCAATGATCGTTGCCGCCTCAGGGTGGATGTCGATTTCGTAATCCGCCGCCGTCTGGCTGGTGATCTTTGTCGGGTATGCGTTGTACCAGATGCGGAATGTTCCTGTTTCATCCGCAGGGATCAGCATGATCGAATCACCTTCCAGGGTGTATCCGTCGTAGTTGCCGTATTCACTGCCGTTCACCAGTTTTACCTGATCGATGCAGTAAAAGTCCCCCGCCAGCTGTTTCAGGTCGTAGGCAATGAAGCCGCCCAGAAGTTCGCCCCCCTGAGCAGCTTCTTCCCAGTTCTGTTCGATACTGAGCATTTTCTTCCAGTATCTGCCGTTCGTGGCCAGAAGGTGCAAAGCCTCGTTTGCAGCTGCTGGCATGGCGTTGATGTACGCCCTTGTGTTGCTGTCGTTTACCAGGTTTGCCCCGTCCAGGCTGTCCATTTTACGCAGGCACGTTTCCTGCAGTTCTTTCCATGTAATGCTCATCTGCCCGTGCCTCCTTCATCGTTTTTATCAAGCAGTCAGATCTGTACCGTCTGTCAGACCGGCGCCGCACATTGCGATGCCTCTCCAGTTGTTGAAGCCTGCACCGAATCTGGATCTGCCTTTGTGTACGTTGGCATCTGTGTTGTTGTCGATGTAGGATGTCACTTTCAGCTTCACACGATCCACCCAGGGCATGCATTCGTAATCCTGCATGTACTGGCTGTCCATCATGAAGAAGTAAGGTTCACCGTTGATTCTCTTAGGCAGGTAGCCCCATACCAGCAGATTCCACTGACCACACTGGAAGTTCATTGCATTATCTGCAGAATCAGGATCCTTGTCGGAACCGATGGCAGCCAGGATTTCTCTTTTCAGTTCTGCATCATTGGGGATAACGATTGTGTCAGGCATTACTGTCAGGATATTGCCGTCATCATCTGCAAAGTCCTGCATTTTTTCCTGCATCTTATCCATAACAGCCAGGGAGAAAGCATTTTTGAACAGATTGGACTGTGTATATGCCTTACCCTGTGTTGCGGAAGGATGTGCTGCGTTGAACATAGGTGTGTTGTCAGCGCATGTGATGTTGTATGTGTTCTTGCCGAACTTCATTGTCTTTTTATGGCCATTAGCCAGCAGTGCCGCACCGAATTTTTCTCTTGTTCTGTTGTAGGAACCTGTGAAACGCTTTGCAGCATTTCTGATGTTGCCGTTCTTGGAATCTTCCACCATTTCCTGGGAAACAGAGAATCTGTTTTTCCATGTTCTGGGTTCGATCACCTTGCAGAAGCCTTCCTGGAATTCGCTGTCAGGTGTTGCACCGTTTTCACCTACGTCCTCGAAGTCGCCCAGCGCTGTCATTGT